CTTGAGGGGCTTACCAACGACTTCGCCGTTGATGATGCGCTTGAACGTACCGTTGGTGTTCAGCTGGATACGCCGGTTCGTGGTGGACGACACCAGAGACTTAGCGAGCGGGCTGAGCTCGCGCTTACGGTTCGAGGGGAGGGAACCGTTGTTGAAGATCGTAACTGCACCCATTGTGCTAGTACCTCTTATCGGGCCGAAGGACGGCGGACGGAAATGATAAACTTACGGTCGGCCTGCAGGCCGGGCGGGGTAAGATCGGGCATGTCCCCCAAGAACTGTTGCATCAGGTTGTTGTTGATGCGCTTTTCGAGGAGCCACGGAACCTTGTTCTCGTTGATGAACTGATACATGGCCTCCCAATCGCTAGTCCAGTACCTAGAAAGCACGCGGCGGGACGCCGTCCCCGCTGGGGTACGCATACTGTCGATGTTCTGCTCTGCACACACTGCGAGCAAGGCTGCGGAGAGCTCTTCAAGCTGAGCCCTGAGGACCGCGACCTCCTCTTTGTGCTTTTCTTCTTTCTCGCTGATGGTATCCCGCAGGGTCACGTACTCCGCAACGATGCGTTCAACGGGTGTTTCTGTAGTCATAGGGTTGCTCCTTCCTCCGTCAGTAGTCTGCTTGTTTCTTGACAAAGTCAAGCCTGAGCCACGAGCTCGCGGTACAAATCCACAATTTTGTTGTGGTTGAGGATGTTCCCCCGGAGCATGGCGTAAAGCCGCTCTTCAACGGGACTTCCCTGTATGTGAACAACGGTCATAGCATTGCGTTGGCCCGGCCTGTCGATCCGGGCGTTGGCTTGCAGGTAGGTCTCCACACTCGTCACGGGCGCGTACCACACCACGGTGTCCGCCGCTGTCAAGGTCAGGCCATGAGACGCCGCTTGCGGCTGCAGGATAAGCACCTTGGGGTCCGGCTTGGTCTGGAAATCAGAGACGATCTGGCTGCGCGTGTTAAGTGAAACGCGACCGTCGATGCACTCGTTGCTGATGCCCTTGTGGTCTAGGTACTTCTTCAGCAGGTCTATGGTGTAGGTGAAGGGCACGAAGATCAGGACTTTGTTTCCCGTCTCGTTAATGACTTCTTCCACAACCTTGAGCCGGTTCGACACGTCGAACTCGAGAGCTTCGCCAGTGTCCGTCCGGACTGCACCACAACTAATCTGCAGAAGCTTGATGATCTTCGCTGCGGCATTAACCGCCGTCACGTCGGCCTCGTCCGTGCTGAACCGTAGCTGTCTGGATAGGGTGTTGTAGTAGGCCCGCTGCTGAGGCGTCAACGGAGCGTCTCGCTCGACGTGCGTTACCTCTGGCAGGTCCAGACAGTCTTTCTTCTCGAAGCGGATCGCAGGCTGCAGCGCTTGGTGCACGATGGCTTCTGCGTTGGGTCGGGGCACCCACTTGTACTGGGTCACCTTGTACATAACCTGATCGCGGAAGTTCCCGTAGTACCGAGGGATACCAGCAGGGTTAACCAGCTTAGCTAAGCCGTAGGCGTCGAGTGGAGACTGTGCAGCTGGCGTACCTGTAAGAAGCCATAACCGCGTCGCGTGTTTTGCGATGTCGTTAAAAACCTTCCACCGGGTAGTCGTCTGGGTCTTGAGGAACGTAGCCTCGTCGGCCACGATCAGATCGAAGCCACCCTTGATAATCTCGTCCTTGACGACGGCGATGCCGTCGAAGTTGATGATGACGAACTCTGCACCAGCCTTGATAACCTTAGAGCGGGTGTTAGCGTCCCCGTAGGCAACGCCCACGCTTCTGTGCATGGCGAACTTGAACAGGTCCTGCTGCCACGCCGACTTCATGATGGACAGGGGGCAGACGACCAGCACCCGCTTCACCTTGCCGAGCTTCATGAGATAGTCAGCTGCCCAGATAACCGAGGCCGTTTTCCCGGTGCCCGCCTGCGAAAAACAGAACGCCTTATCGTTAAGCGTGAGGAACGCCGCCGTTTCCTTCTGGTGCGCAAAGGGCGTGAACTTGCCGGTCCACTTATAGTCCCGCAGGATGGGGGACGGGGCCTTTGAGCCTAACAATGTTAGCGCTCGCGCTTCGTCCATACCCCAGTGCACCGCGACTTCGTACTCGCCGTCGCTCTTACTGATAACCTTACTCTTGGTAATCGCCGTGAGGATTGCATCTGGTGTTGGGGTCTTAACCACCAGCACCTTGTTGTCTACGACTTGCATGGGTTGCTCTACTTGTTGCTCTTTATGGAGCCGTCTTTGTTCCTCGCGTAGGAGCGGTTCGCGCTCGCGGCTTTTACGCGCAGGTTGCCCGGAGTGTTGGTCCCGCCCTTGGAGAGGGCCTTGGTATGGTCGACGTCCAGCCCGTCTCCCTTGTGCACCTTGCCTGCCTTCATCATCTTGGCGCGGGCAGCGTTACGGATCGCGCGGCGCTTCTTGATGACTTCGGTGCCGTCATAATTAAGGTACTCTTGTCGATAATTTCTAGGAGCTTTGGCCACGACTAGTATCTCCGCTTCTTGTGGTGTTCGCAGGAAACCACGGGACAAAATCCACACAAACCGGAAGGGTTAGCGTTCCAGACGTCTGTCTCTTGCGCCATCTCAAGGCGCTCCAGTTCGGGCTCGAAGGTCCTCAGGTAGGTGGGGAGCCCCGCTCGCTTGTGGTTCTTATGGATAAACTCGTTACAGACAACGAAGGCCAGAGCAGACTTGATCTCTTGCACCTCGGGGAACTTTACGAAGACTGCAGCAGCTAGGATATCCAGCTGCTTCGTATCCGCGTAGCGAGTATTCTTCGAAGTCTTGAAGTCTACCAGCTTTGCCTTGGACCCGTTAATAATAACCAGATCGGCGATACCTCGCCACCAGACGCCTTCGCCGAAGAACTCGCAAGGTTCGTATCCATCAGGGGTCTTTCTGATCCCCAACTTCATCTCTGCATGCTTGTCTCCGGCGAAGCCGTTGAGGGTCTCCACTACTGGAGCTATGGGACTATACTTCTTGGGGACGGGGGTCCCGTGCTTGATGTAGTCCTCAGCAGCCTTGTGCACCTGCTCGCCGTAGATCGTGGCTTCGCTTCCGCTGTCCTTGACGTCCTTGGCCACCTTGAGGTGAAAGTACTTTTTTGGGCATTGGTCGAAGGTCTTGATCGAGCTGTAGCTCCAAGTGGTCATTAATTCCCCCTAGTCGGTTAGCTCGCTCAGCTTGGTGACGCAGCGCAGCGCCTCTTCGATAGAGAGTTTATCACCCTTGGTCAGGTACTCAACAGCACGACCTCGCAGGAAACCGCGCATCTGTTCCCGGTCCATCCAGTGGCCGTAGTCAGCCCAAGAGAAAAGGGAAGGCGGAGGCGGAGGCGCAACATGCGCCAGAGCGGGAGCGACTTCCGGAGAAACCAGCGCCGCCTTCGCGTGCTCCAGCCAACCCGTACCACTCAGGATTTGGCTCCCCCCTGTCCAGCCCGAGCCATTCTTGAACGTACCGTTCTTTTCCACGGCTGTTTCCTTCATAGCCGTACGCGCGATCCTCTTGCACCCGTATGTTGCGCTGGGTGCGTAGTCAAACTTCCTAGCCACTACAGCGGGGCTCGCGTCGGGGTTTTCCTTGAAGTACCGGATGATCTTGTTGCGCTTGGAGTTAGGGCCCGTGGAGTACGTGCGCTTTGCAGATGTGTTTTCAGTTTGCATTTTAGTTGCTCCTACTTGAGGTTTTCGCCGGAAGTGAAGATATCGCCCGAGAAGACGTTAGTCCCCACATGCTCCAGCTTGATGAAAGGGTCAGCAAAGACGCTGCCCCCGTGCTTCCGCCAAAGATCGCAGAAGTAATAGTCCTCGGACAACAACGCGCCCGTCTCGTCGATACTGGTAGCAAAGAACTCGTGAGTTAGCGGATGCACATACTCGTCCGCTGCGTTCTTGTAAGTCCCGATCCTGTACGTCGGGGTATGTTCTTTCAGGGCTTCAAGTACGCTGCGTTTGATCAGCATGAAGCCTGTCCCGCCGTGGCGGATTTCGATAAGCCCGCGCTCGTCCGTGACTGTCTGCCCTTCACCTGCGGTGTTGAACACGAAGGCCCCGGAGTACTGCTTAAGGTCGGTCTTCCCCGCTTTCGCGGCTTCCTCGATGCGGTCCCAAGCGATTTCCTTCTTGGGGTAAACACCGCAGACCACGTCCTTGTCCGCCTGCAGAAGCCGCCACACGGCGTCTCCACCGAAGCTGATATCTGCATCGACGAACATCAGGTAGTCGAACTCGTACTCTAGGCAGAGCCGGGCAAGTTCGTTGCGGGCGCGTGGAATGAGGCTCTCATTCATGATCTGAGACCAGAAGATGTGAACCCCCTTCTCCCGCATGAAGGCCACCGTGTTCAGCAGCCCCTGCACGTAGTGCCCGGTGCACATACCGCCGTACATTGGTGTGGCCAGCATGATCTTCGTAGGCGGCGGTTGTTTCTTCTTAGACATTGACGGCCTTTACTTCTCTCAGCATCTCTCGGAAGCACTCGGTGCAGTAGCGCTTGGCTTCCTCGTCCTGCTCGAAGCGCAGCACCGTTCCGATAGTGCCGTGCTTGTCACAGCTGTACCTCCGGAGAGGTTCAGTTTTTCCGAACAACAAGTTGGTAACCCACATGGATAACACTCAGCTCCTCTGCAAACAGGTTAACGAAGGCGTCTATCGCCAGCTTGGGTCGGTGGAGAATGTCGCGAGACGAACCCCACGCGTAGTCGTCGAAAACCAGAACCCCTCCGGGCTTCACCATCGGCCAAACCAGACAGGCGTCCGTGAGAACGTCCTTGGCGACATGTGACCCATCAACGTAGACAAAGTCAAATAAATAAGTAGGGGCTAACTGCGTTAGCGCCCTGTAGGAAGGCGCTTTGATTTTCGTCAGCTCGAAGTAGGGGAGGGCAGGGGCGCTCTTGGCCAGCATGAGGTTGTAGTCAAACCTCTCCTCGGCCCCGTCGGCTTCGCCTGCCTTGTGCTCCTCACTCCCTTCCCAAGTGTCGACGCACACTAGCTCCGAGTCGTTCTCCAAAAAGTTCTCAACCATCCAGACCGCACTGCGGCCTTCGAAGGAACCGATCTCTAGGAAAGACTTACGGGCAGGCAGCAGAGGCTTGAGCTTTACCCACACCTCCGGAGCCCAATGAAACCAGTCTTGGGTAAACTTGTAGGCGGTCATGTAGAGGCCCTTGAATAAATAAGCCGGATCAACCGCGCCCGTTCGGCGCACCGCCGCCGGAGCAAAATACCGTGAGGCAGGCGGAGTTTGTGCTCTAGCCGGTGGAAGTTATCCGCCTCAGCAGCGGGGATTAAAAACCTCATTTGAAAATAGCCTTGAGCGCGGAACCCACACGGGGAGGGGGGTTAGCTGTGTCGTATTGTGAGCTATATTGCCGGAGTGCGTAGTCCCTCCGCGCCAGCTCTAGGTCACGGGGGCTTCTTACATCCTCACTTTTACCCTCCAGCACCTCGGACATGATCTGTTCGTGCAGAGCGTCCATACGGAAGCGGTTGATCTTCGCCGCGAGCGCCATCACTTCTTTTGGTGACGCTGCCTCTAGCATTGAACCCAGCGCCTCTTCCCAGCGGTAACCCCGTGGGCGGAACTCTTCGGGGTGCGTATCCATCCGCGCCAACATAAGTTGGACTGCAGGGTGAAAATCAGAGGGAGTCATCGTGTGGGTTCTCGCAAAGTTAAAATACGGGTGGAGGGGGAACCACGTAGTCGCAGATAAACTCCTCCGGCTATCGTGTGTACTAACTCCCCGAGCGGGAACGCTTCCAAGATGATGTCGTAGCCGTCATCGTTGCGAACTCCTGCGCGGGCGCACAGTTTTTGCGGAGCATTTTTTAGGATTTGGTGTATTCGGCTTGAGGACACGCCTAAGCGCTCGGCTATTTCTGTTTGAGCTTCTCCCGCGAGCCAACACCAGATCGTGTCAACCAGTTTTCCCGTACCTAGATCAGCTGCGTTTTTACCCGCTTCGCGCGCCACAGGACGGGAATGCCAACGCTCAACACTACGGTCGTCATCGGGGAGTACGTACATCAACAGTCCCCATAACTTGCTCCATATCCTGCCTCACAATCTAGGGGCAACTCAGGTGCCCACTTGGGTCTTACTCGCATACATTCTTGGACAAAGTCAAGAGCTTCTTGAGCTTCTCCGGCGGGGGCCACGGCGACAATGGCGTCGTGCACCGTCATTGCTACTTTGTAGCGTTTTGATACCAACAGCATGTGCTCGCCGATGATTACGCGGGCTAGCGCCTGCACCGCATTTTCGACGTACTTGGGTCCATATATCCTCGTAGGGATAGTTGAGCGCCCTTTCTTGGTGTCATATAGAAACTCAGCGCGGCCCTCAGCATCCGCTTGCTTGCGCAGGTTAGGGTATTTGATGTGCAGGCCGCTGGGAAGCAGCGTACCCCCCGCCCCCTCGACCAAGAGGACGCTATCCCGCCCGAACGCAAATCGTTCGTCGTTGTAGATGGCTTCGATGCCCTGCTGCGCCTTTCTCCACAGCATAGGAATTTGAGGGTAGGTTTCTCTATAGGTATTAATGATGTATTGGGCATCGTTGTCGCTCGTAACAACCCCCGCCGTCAGCATGGTTGCTTGGAATTTCTTCCATCCGGTGCCAAAACCTGCGCCTAGTACTACAGTTTTTCCAGTGAAACGTTCCGTTTTAGTTATATCTTCTACGCCTTTGTTGTAGATAGCGGAGGCCATGATTTTGTAGACGTCTTCGCCGCCAGCAAATGCTGCAACAAGATCGTCCTGCTCAGCGAGCCAAGCCAGTACCCGACATTCCACTTGGCTAAGGTCGGCGTTTATAACTACGAACCCTTCGGGGGCCCTTATTGCTTTTTTTAGGGGGGAACCTCTAGGTATATTTTGAAGGTTATAATCCATCCCCGACCAACGCCCGGTGTGTGCTCCGTAATACCTAAGTGGGACTGGCAGCGTGCCCCTTTCTGCTATCCCGATGAACCGCTCAGTGCGGGTCTCTTCCAGTGTCGACTTCACGCCCAACCTTGCAGCAACTAGCGCCTGCACAAGGAAGTCTTCGTGCTCGAGCAACTCTTTGAAAGCTTCGTCGCTCTTGGAAAACGCAAGGGTCTCCTTGCCCGTGGTAGGGCTTACCTTCATCGGCGGCTCGACGCCCCGCGCACGCAACAAATCCGCGAACTGCGGGTTGCTCATAAGCTGGGACTTGTCCACGAGCACCTTGGAGAGGAGCTCTTCCTTCGTGGCCTGAACCGTACGCAGGTGGTCCGCTAGTAGCGTAGCGTCTAGCTCCAGCACTGGCTCTGTGAACATGCGTGTCGTCAGGTCCACCAACTTAAACTCGTCGGTGGGGAAGCCCATGTCGACTAGCGCATCGAACAGTGTGCGCGTGAGTTCCACGTCGTTGACGCAATAATGACTGTAGCGACGTAGCTCTTCCGGCGTGAAGTCCGCCCGGCGTTTGCCCAGCGCGTTGACTACCTCAGTGCCCTTCTCCCCGATGCCGAAGTACTCCGCTAGGGATTTGAGACTAACACTGGTGTTAGCTCCGACGAGCGCCCGCGCCATAGATAGAGTATCAGCGATCCTCTTAGGACGAATACCATAACGCCAGTTAAGGATCGCCATGTCGAAGACGGCATTGTGTGCAATAGCGAGAGAGTTCGCCCAGTCGAACTGGTTAAGGAAGTCTTGGGTCTCTTCGTCGTCGCCCGAGAACCACACAGTCTTCTCGTCGTTCTTCTTGACGGCTACGCCGATAGTCTCGAACTGCGGGTCACGGATATAAAGTTCGGTGGTTAGCTTGCTCAAACTGAACTGGGTGGAATAGAAAGTCTCCATGTCTATTGTTAGAATGTCCATCATTCCTCCTCTTCCTCTTCTTCGTCTTCCTCTTCGTCTTCGTCTTCGTGCTCGATAGGGTCGAACTCCTGACCGGCAGCGTCTAGGTCAATCATCGTCTCCATGTAGTGGGCGAGTGCAATCGCGCGGGCCTCCTGCTCGGAGCCCTCAAGCACTGAAAGCCTGAGCCATACCTGCTCGTCAGGGTCCCAACCCCACGGAACGAAACCGACTGCATGGCGTTTAGCCATCACCGGAGATAGATCGTCGACGTCGGTGTAATCGTAAACCGCAACAACAAACGCAAACGCGCTAATCGTCGGGATAGGCGACACGCTAGGAGTCACTCGCTTTTCTTCATCCAGTGTCTTGGTCATTCTTATTGCTCCTTGTTGGCTAACAGATGTTAGCGTCGGGGTTTATTCTACGCCGTCCAGATCGTGGAGTAGCTCTTCCAGTGTCTCTGCTAGGACCAAAGCCAGTTCACCGTCGCCTTCTGGGGGAACTTCCATGCCAAGCATGATCAGGCGTTTGACGGGCAGTTGGCGGTAGTAGTTGCGGTCCTTGCGGAGGTCGTTATGTTTAAGCGCCTGCAACGCTGTCCTCCATGGCTTTGCGGATAAGCATCCCCGCGTATTCCATCTGCGTCATACCGGAGCGTCTGGCGAGCTCCCGCAGTATGTCTAGGTCGTCACCCTGCAGTGTGAGCGTCTGTGCTCGATGCTTCTGCACGTAGGCTTTGCGGTAGACCCGTTTCGCCGCTGCCCTGTCCTCTGACGTGAAGTATTTCTGCGGGCGTCCACGCCCTCGTTTCTGTTCCATGTTGGTTTCCTTAGCTGTTGAACGTGCGAGCCCAGCCCGCGCTGTTGCAGGGGATGACGGCGATCAATGCGATACCCGCGATAGACACAACCGGCGCAGGCGCATCAATGACCGTATCCTTGGTCGGGCCGTCCACCAGTTGGTTGAGTCCCTTGGTGGTGCCCCACGTATTGAGGATGCGCGCGTCGGTGCAGTGCAGCCACGCGGAGTCTTGCTTGACGCTCTTGGCGATCCAGACGTGGCCGTTGGTGGCGACGACGATGCAGGGGCGATCAGTGATTTCGAGGTTGCTCATGGTTGTTCCTTTGTGGTTGTGATTAGTCTGATAAGTTCTGACACTGCGCCTATGTTGTCTTCATTGACAACAAGCGCAGTGCCCCCGGCTTTGCGTATCTTCTCTATCTCGAACTCTTGTAGTGTCGTGGTCTTGCCCTTCCCGGCCTTGCACTCGATGGCTAGGAAGTTACCCTCTACGCAGCACACTATGTCGGGGACCCCGCTCCGTCCGTAGCCGTGTGTGGCCGGGAAGAAATAGTAGGCGTCGTGCTTCTTGAGCACAGCCACCACGCGCGCTTTAACTTTCGCTTCCGGGGTCATCGCCATAGCTGCCTCCTATGTGTCTTGGTGTAGTTTATTACCCTTCATTGTACACAGTCAAGAAAAGATCGGGACCGACTCGCACGCCGATGCCCTCGTGGGGCTCGCCTTGTTCCGCGAGTTTGAGCAGGCCGATGTTGGTGCGCAGCTGCAGTGGCAGTGTGTCGTCAGTGTAAGACACGGCGGGTTTATCCATCCCATCGTGCGACACCCAGTACGCGTCCCCGTCTCGGACTACACCCACCACCCCGGTATTAGCAGTGCGTCCCTTGTCGAGTTCTTTCATCAGTACTGCCTTGTCGTAGGCCGCTTCGAGTTCTCCGATGGATGTAATAGACAGAGAGGTAGCAACGCTGAGTACAGTGTCCCGGTGTTCTTTGAGCAGCGTGTACAAAAGAGCGGGTACGACTTGCCGCTCCTGACTGCGGGCTCTTTGGTCTGCGTGGTAGACTAGGACATCGAACTGCGAGACCAAGTCTCTGCGCTTGCCGTTGATCCGCTCGTCTGCGGTTTTAGGGACGAAGTACTGCTCCACCAACTTGCGGACTTTGTCAGGCTTGCTCGACGTCATGCCGTCGCCACGGGCGATCCTCGCGCTGATCCTAGCGTTCTTGATCTTAGCGACGGTGCTGTAGTTGTAATAAGCCGTCGTGATTTCCCCGAGTACCTCGTCGCCCTTGGACACCGCGAAGTACCGTGCATCCGAGTAATGCGCCACGAACCGCCAGTCAGGGTGCCGCCGCGCGAGCGGCAGGATAACATCTGTTAGCGGCGCCTTGAGCTTGATGCC